ATATTTTGAGATATTTCTTCAAATAATTTTACTGGAAGTACTCCAGCTGTTCTAGCAGCTTCTGCTGCTTGATTTTGGATATTTATTAATTGCTCACTAGTCTGACCAGATATTGCAGTTTGAATCATTAATATTTTTACTGTTTGATCTGCTTGAACTCCATAAAAGAATTTTTGTTTTTTAAGTGCCCAAGCAGTTTTAGCATTAACATCATTAATAGTTCCAAATTCTTCCGTCGTAGCTTCAACATATTTTTTATTAATTAATAATGCTGGACCTAACTTTTGTGCTTGTCCTACTGAAAGACCTGTTTCAAATGCAAATTTTGTAGCAGAAATGGCCATTGATCCAAGTAACAGAGCTCCTGCCGCCAGCGCGCCCCATATTCCACCTTTACCTAGCAATTTACCTATATGGGTAAGTCCAGTACCTACACCTCCAACACTCTTTGTTGCGTTCTTACCCCAATCTCTCCATGCGAAAGACATATCCTTTGAATGAGCTCCTGTTCCTTTAAAAGAATGTTCAAAATCGTTCCAACCTTTATATAAAGGTGTTAATGATTTTGCAAAGGGACCAGATATACTACCTTTTAGTCCTTTAAAGGTTTTTGATATTGATTTTCTAAAAACTTTAAATGGTTTCTTGCCAGAACTGAAAGCCTCAACAGCACCAGAAGTACTACCCTCTACAAATCCCGCTCCTACCATACCAGAAATACCGTCTGAAATTGCTTTACCTGTTGAACCTCCTACTGCAAATTGATTTCTAAAACCACTTACTAAATTTTTTCCTATATCATCAAAACTTATTGCATCTGCTATAAAATCTCCTATGATTGGAAGTCCCCGAATAGTTGACTCTAATGAACTTACCATTTTTTGTATAGAATTTGCTCCAGCATTTACAACATTATTATAACGTTTTTGATAATTTTGAATCTGTTGCATCTGTTTATATCTTTTTTCTAAACCAGTATTTCCTGATTTTATAGCTTTATTTATCTCTTTACCAATATCTGAAAAAGAAACATTCGCTTCATGTATCTTTCCTGTATTAGTAAGAACACTTTTTGATATATTTACATAATCTTTATGTGCTTTATTAAGATCATTACTTGCATCTGCAGCCTTATATATAGATACATTTATTTGTTCCCAAAGTTGAGATATTCCTCTAAGATATTTAGGTTGCTCTTGCTTTAGTTTCTTAAACGCTTCGTATTCTTCTTGTTGATTGAATTTATCCGCCATTGATTTTATCTTAGTTTATTAAAGTGATATATGACATATCACCAGGTTTAAATTAAATTCCAAATATTATAATGGATGAGTTTTCATCCATTTATCAAGTTCAGGATCTTCTTTTCTTTGCTTTTCAATATGTGCTTTCATCTCTTGTCCAATTTTATTGGCAGCCCGTAAATGTTTATTCATAACTGGATCTCTTGATAAAGCTTTTAAAACTTTTGAAGATTTCTTTTTTACTATTGCTTTAAAAAGACTTCCAAGAAATTCTGTAATTATTTTATTTTCTTTTACTATATACTTAGCCAAGATTGACTCCTAAAAACTTAAATTGTGGGATTCGTATATAAATATACAGATAATCATTTTTTAATTTTAGGAAAGTTTGGTTTTGGGGATTTTCTTTGTGCTTTTTTTACAGCTTCATTTTCTTCTTTATAAGCCTTTTCTAATCTCTGAATATACCACCTTCTTAAATAAACTGGCATATTATAGACTTCTTCAAAAGTAAAAGAACCTCTAGAATTAAATGATAGTTGAAATATTTGTTCGTGAATTTGAAGTTTATACTCTGGAGGAAGGCCAAAAAAACTGAACCGTCATTGGGACGGTTATTTCTACCTCCTCCCCATCTATATCAACTGATATTTCTAAATCGATATCTGGGGTACTGTCCGCAATATACTCTCTAAATGCTAAACTGTCTACTGCAAAAAATTCATTATCTACAAAGTTATTAATAACTTGCTTTTCTGTACTACCTTCTACTTCAACTATCATAGATTTTAACCTAGTAGTAAGAGTTCTATCTATATCACTAATCTTACTTAATGATTTAGCTTGTCTATCTATATCATCAACATCACCACTTGTTAAAAGTTTATATTTTATATTTCTTTTAGAAGTTGGTAAAGAAAATTCAAATTCATTTTGTCCTTTAGGCATTTTACTGAAATCTACTGGTACATCCTTTAACGTAGTTAAATCTAAAGTATGTGTTGTAGGTTCCCCAGTAACAGGTGAAAAAACTTCAAACTCATATTCTTTACCATAAGCTAATACTCTTGCAGCTATCAATAAAGCATTCTTATCACCAATCAATAAATCTGATACTTTAATATTATTATCAACTATCAAATTAGCTAAAAGTACATCTAAAACTACACCTTTAGCAATAAGATTCTGTGATGTCAAAACATCCTCATCTTTAGCTGTCATGTATTTAAGTTCGACCGTTCCACTAGATAGCGGACTTTTTTCAGGATAAAAGTATCCTTTTGACGGAAGGTCGATAATTTCCGTCGGAAACTTAGTTTCAGGCATATTATTCTCCTTAATAAGACGTATAACTAATTGTAAATATAACTAAATTTTCTTAAATAAAATTATTTTTTGCCAGGTTTTGGTAATGAGTCCCAAAGCGGTTTCAACACTGCATCAAAAATAACATCGTCTTTCTTAGAAGGCGAAAGTTTAACTATTTTTTCTAAAGTGTAAAAAGCCAAAAGACACCATTCCCAATTTTCTACTACCCATTCACTCATTTTTATTCTCCGTTTTAATTCTAATTAGAATTGTAAGATTGCATAATCATAACGCAAACTTAATTCAATATCTACTGGATCATTTGATGCAAAGTCTAAATCATTAAAATTAGCATCTTGAACCCAAGCACCTTTTAATGTCCATTCTTCAACTACATCACCAACTGGACCTAATAAATTAAATGTAACATCCTTTTTATAAAAGTCTGAGTATCCATCTCTACCTGTTACGGATTCATGAGATAACCGAATCCATTCCATAACTGATTGTGCTGCTGACGGAACTATAGGATCATATAAAGTTAATGCCAATGGTTGCCATTCCCCTTTTCCTTTAACATATCTCTTTACATTAATATGATCTAAAACTATTTCTTCAAAAGTAATTTGTGGTCTATTTGCTGTTTTTATCAAATAAGCTGGAATAGACTCAATGTACATCACAAACCGATTTTTAGTCTTCGGCTCAAATGGTGTAAACATTATCTCGGTTGCGTCAATTAACTCAGGCATTTTCTAATCTCCTAATGAAATTTCTTTTTTCAGTAATAAATATAAGAGTTATCAAAAATTGTGCATATATTAATATTATACTTTAGAAGTTTTTTTGAAGTTTTTATGTAAACAAAAAACCCCAGTAAAAACTGGGGTTCTTTGACTCATATTTGAGATATTTTACTACTCTGGAAACGCTGCTCCAGTTGGTTGAACAACAAAATCAAGTACAATGAACTCTGCAGTTCTTGTAGGTTGAATAAAGATTTGTCCAACTAATCTATTTCTATCTATCTCATCAGGTGTGTTATTACTATCATCCATCACTACCCTAAATGCACTCAAACCACTATTGGATTGAACACTTTCAAGATATGGATTAACAACATTCAAGAAACGATTTCTTGTAGCGGTTGTATTCTGTTCAAACACTAAGAATCTAGATGTAGAAGCAATAAACTTCTTCAAATTAATCAACAATCTACGAACATTAATCCTATCAAGTGCTGAAGGCTTGGCCTGTAATGTTTTCTGTCCAAATACCGTTACACCTTGACCTGGGAATGTTGCAATTGGATTAACTCTATTTTCATAAAGTTTATCACGTTCAGAGTGTGTTAATCTTGTTTTAGCTTCTGTCGCAATAGTTAAACCACCACGATTCAAACCAGCGGGTGCAAACCATTCTTGACCAATCTGATCATTGAATGAAAATACACCAGTTAATGCCACTGAAGGTGGTACCCAAACAGGAGTATTATCACTTGAATCTAAAATCTTGACCCAAGGGTAATATACACCTGAATAATTAGTATCTAATGATTTAACACCATCTACTGACTGTTGTATTGTATCTCCCCAATGAAATCCATCCATGATATAAAAAGCATCTGCTCTAGCTTCAATTTTTGAAATTGCATATTCTGTTACTGAATTATGACAATTACTACCATCTTGACTATGTAGAACTCCTGGTATCACTAATAAATTTATATCAATTTCGTCAGGATTGGATATTGCATCTATGGCTCTTTTATAAGATTTTGAACCACTAGCATTAGCTCCACTACAATCAAATCCCATTGTATTTGTATTACTAGTAGCATTACCAGTTTGAGCTACTGTTTTGGGATCATTTCCATCAAATCCGAATTGAAATGGTACTGCAAACTTTCTTTGTGCAATATCTGACAATGCCAATGTCACTAATTCATCATTAGCTGAAAATGTATCTACACTCAATATAGTACCTGCATTATCATGTCCATATACATTATTCAAACTAAATATATCATTATCGCCGTTACCAGCTCCATTTGGAATTGGTGCCAAATATGATTGCGCATCTTTTGAAGCAAAATCAAGTCCGTAGAATTGGTTTGAATCAAAATTACCTAATGTATTAGTCTGTTGAGTTTTGAACGAACCTGTCGGTATCCAACTACCCAGTACTGGAGTTGTTACTTTACCAAATCCATAAGGTACAACTGATGCTGGATGATTTTCTAAAGAAGAATAATCACCTATTCTAACGTGTTTTGACCTATTTGGATAATCTCCATGATAAGTCAATTTACCATTAGAATCAATTGTCATATGTCTATCACCTATTTGCTTAGCAAAGTAATTTGGTGCAGTTTTGTCAAAATTACAATCATCATACTGTTCTAGTACAACATTATCTCCGTTTTCACCTGGAGCATGCCGTCTAACTTGAACTGAAAATGAACCATAATCTGAACCAGGTATTGTACCTGCAGCCTTTATGTTCAAAATACAAACTTTCATTGAACTATTTACATCTGAACCATGACTTAATGAATAAAATCTAAATAGACTCCTCTGTTGTGAACTTGCCGTTGCTCCTTGATCTATAATATATGGAGTTCTAGCTACACTGTAATCAGAATTTCCACCCCAAGATGTTCCTTCACCAACTGCGTCATATTGACCAGTGTATGAAGAATTTGCTCCACCTTGAAAGTCCAATCCTGCCGAAGCCGAAGTACTTCCTGTTACTGTTAAAGTAACCCAGTTACTAGCTGCAGTCTGTGCTGAATTCTTAAATTGTTTATATAAATAAACATAATCAGAATTATTTTCTGGATCGGAACTTATTACTTTATCTATATACAACGCACTTCCAGTATCTATTGAAGCTGAAATTTCTTGTAATTCTCCACTTGAACCACTAACTGTAATTAGAAAATCACCTGCTGCAGATGCAGCTACCATTGTAGTTGTTTCAATACCAACTAACTGTCCTAATCTTGAATTACTTAATGTAAATACAACCTTTTTACCATCAGAACCTGATGCTACAGCATTTACATAATCAGCTCTATATCCGCCTGTATGTAAAATTCTTACTATAGTAATGGTTGATGCGGACTTTAAATATTCCTGTACTGTATAGGGAACATATGATTTCTTGTACACCCCACCGAATCTTTCCTCGAAGTCTTGATAAGTCGATATTACAGTTGGAACAAAAGCTGGACCTTTTTGGGTAGGTCCAATAACAGCTGCTCCAATGTTGGAAATTCCTTGTGGGAGAAACGAAAGATCAGTTTCCTTTGTAAATACGCCAGGACTTACAATTCTCTCTGCCATTTATTTTCTCCTAGAATTAAGATTGATATTAATCTTAAAGGTTAAATATTATCTAATATAAATATAAAATTAAAATCTCAAAATTACTCATTTGGAGTAAAAATTCCAGTATCTAGATCTAAATTTCCAACTCCATACTTTTCAGTTAGTTCTTCAACTATCTTTTTTTCTTCTTCTTGAGCGGTATTATGCTGCGCTAACAATTCTTCCCGTTGAGTTTCCATAGCATCTAGGTTTTCTTTCATTTTTTCCCTTGCAATACTAAGCTGTCCCATATTTACAGTAATTTGAGTATATTTATTTTGTAACTCTCTAACATTATCTGCTTCTTCTTGGGTAATCTTAACGTCTTTTTTTTCTTCTGTCTTTTTAGTTTCAGGCATGTTTATAACTCCTATTTTAATTAATTCTTTGTATATATATATCGAATTGTTTACTTAAATAACAATTTTAATTCTGATTTTTCTTCAACTCATCAATTTCTGATTTTAATTCTTTAATAGATTCTATCAAAACAGGAACTAACTTATTATAATCCACTGCTTTAAATCCATCTCTACCATTCAATCCATCTACTTCTTTCACAAGTTCAGGAATAACTGCTTCAACTTCTTGTGCTAACACACCAACATCATGTCCCATATCTTCTCGTTTCCAATCGTACTCTACACCTC